TACTTCTATAAATTTGACAAATCCCTCTTTTCCTTTTCCTAATTGGTCTGTCTTTATGCCTTGCTTTTTCTGACTAATCAGCTTTGCAAAATAGCAGATGTAGAACACTGCCATCAGTGAAATTGTAACAATTTTTATTATCATCGTGTACCTCCAAATTCTTATTTGTTGAACTAAGCCGAGTGTAGCTTTGCAAAAAAACAAAAAACAGATTGAGAATAGAACAGAAAAATAAAGCGTTTTAATTTTTACCCTATAAATGCAAAAACGGTGATTAAGGCATGATTAAATTTGCCTTAATCACCGTTTTTTGTCCCTACTTGCGTTTGCGGTTTCCGTGGTCTTCCACAATGAGGTTTTTGCCCGTGCGGCGCACCCTGTTGGGCTCATACTCCAGCAAATCGTTCAAATCGCAGTCCAAGGCTTCGCAGATGCGATCCATTTGCTCATAGGTTATACCTTCTGCGTAGTCATTGCAAATGTGTCCGATTGTGTTAGGGCGGATGCCGGTTTCACGGGAAAGTCTGGCTTGCGACCAATGCTTTTCCCCTAGCAAGCGGGAAAGATGATTGCGGATCATCTTATCGCCCCTACAGGCAATCGTATCACTTTCTGGGAAAATGTCCTCTAGAACGATACATTCTACCGATTTTCGTTAGGCATTTCCCTGCGATTTTGTATAATTGCTGATAAGCACCTCATGGAATTCGCCTGTGGAAACACTGGGCAGATTGTTCCGCCGCACCAGCGGCGTGATTTCGCAGTCTTCGTATAACTTACGGACAGCTTCGCAATCATTATATGAAAGCAAAAAGCGCCCGCGAATATTATGTAAAACTCGTGCCAAACGCTCATGGTCAGCGGTGCTGAATGCTGCTTGGTAGTACTTTTCCGTCCCCATATAGGGCGGGTCGCAATAAAATAGAGCGTTTGGGCGGTCGTAGGTGCGAATCAGCTGCTCGAAGTCCAGATGCTCAATTATAACCTTTCGCAGCCGCTCTTGTACGGGCGCAAAAGATGCAGAAATGTTGCCTGCAATCTTAGGCGCAGTCGCAAAAGTACGGCGGTCGCAGCCAAAGCTCATCTTGATTAGGTAGAGACTGCGCGCCGCGCGCTGGATGTCTGTCAGGCCTCTGCAGTCGGTTTGCGCGGCGCTGTCAAAGAACACCTCGCGGGAGTCCGGCAGCAGGGCAAGCTCCGCCGCGACGGCCTCCGGGTGGTATTTAATGCAGCGGTAAATGTTGATTAGACTGCCGTCGGCATCGTTAAATACCTCCATTTGCCTAGTCGGGTCTTTGCCAAACAGCACCCATCCTGCACCTCCGAAGACCTCAATGTAACGGCCAACGTCATCTGGAAATGCCGCCAAAATTTCGCTGCGCAAAGCGCGTTTTCCGCCAATCCATCCGATAAAACTGTTCATGTGCAATCAACCTTTCTGGGGCGATAGGATGATTCGCACAAGAGTATTATTTGTCTGTGGCAATGGTTTGCAGGCGCTTAACAAAATCCGCAATGTAGTTCGAGCCGCGGGACGCGAGGATGCCTGTCAGAACCATGCCAAGCCATGGGACAGCAAACGATACGCCCAATGCATCGTAAACATCCGCACCCGCCGCCATGCACAACGCGCAGCTGATAATCAGCGCTGCCAACTGCGTGGCGGCGGTCTTGCGGTCACCGTCCAGCGCAGCCTTCCCGATGCTCTTTCCAAGCTCAACAAGTCCCTCAACAGTGATGGCCATAACAATAGATAGTGCAATCATACTCATAAAAATCTCCTTATTCTGTCACATACTCCGCTAGGTAAAGTCCCCGGTCAGTCAGCTCCAACGCGGCGCACTTGCGCATAATGAGCCATGCGTCGCCGCTCGACACAGGCCCAATGGTCAAGATCTGCATGATCTGCCCGCCGATCCGCTCGGCCTTGTACAGCCCTGCTTCCACCAGCCCAAGCCCCTGCGCCAGCTTGTACAGCGTCAGTGCATCGCCGCTGGATACGGGGCCAATGGTCAGCTTTTGCAGCGGCAGCGCGTTTGGCTTCGTGTCGGCATCCGGTTCGGCAGTCTTGTGGCCTTGCAGCCCAGCCTGGATCATGATCTGCTCATAGTCCTTGTAGACCTTATTGCAATCCAGATGGCTGCCAAACCCCGGCACGCCCAGCGCGTTGGCGCTGCTGTACTGCCACATTCCATGTGGCAGAGGGCAGGTGCAGGCTGAACCGTACTGCGCGGGCCAGCAGTCGAAGCAGGCCAAAGCCTGCCAGTCCAGGCGATTGCGGATGAAGTCAGTCGAGGCATACAGGATGCCGTAGTAGCCCGCATCCTGCACCTCGCCCAGGAACGCTTCCACCAGCGCGGTGCGCTGCGCGTTGGTCAGGCGCAGGATGCACGGCTCATACTCAATGTCATAGGCCACCGGCAGGCACAGATGCTTGCCCTGGATTGCGGCCAGGCAGCAGCGTGCTTCCTGCCGTGCTTCCGCCGGTGTGCTGGCATAACTGTACCAGTACACGCCGTACTGGATGCCCAGCCGTTCGCACTCTGCACTGTTGCGCTCAAACTGCGGGTCAACCTGGTTCTTGTACCGCCCGTACCCCGCGCGCAGCATCGCGTGCGTCACGCCCGCATTTTTGACCGCTTCCCAGTTGATTTTTCCCTGGTGCTTACTGACGTCGATCGCGTTGTAAATTACATCCATGGCGATTCCTTTCTTTTTTTTGCAAAACAAAAGGCCCTCCGCCCCGGTCGGGGGGGGCGGAGAAGCCGCGAAACGATTTTGTGAGTTGTCCTTATATCCAGCGGTAATGGGGCTTGTCCTCGCCGTAGAGTTGCCAGCGCAGCCAGTCATCCAGCAAGATGGCGGCAGCGGACACGACGATCCACGCGGCGGAAAACGGCAGGCAGATCTGCCCCATCAGGTTGAACGGCATATCTGTGTAGTCCCACACGCCCAGCCCAAGCCAGAGGTTGAGCACGCACCCGGCGGCGAACTCGGCAGCCGTGACCATTGCCGCACCAAGCAGGCATTGCCCCCAGAACGGCATTTCCCACGGCAGCCACTCGTTCAGGCCGCCAAGCAAAAGAAAAAGGACGCCGCCCAAAATGGGCATCGTCCAGTGTACGGGGAGCGTCCCCGCAAAGTATCTCCAGTGCAGCTCGATCTCAAAATAGGCTATCGCGCCGACGGCAAACAGCGCCGCGTGCTTACTCAGCCGCCACATCCGCTGTCTCCTGCTGTGCCAGCAGCGCCCGCAGCACGTCCGTTCGGTATGCTTCCGGGATGTCCATGCCGTAGGTCACGCCGCGCAGCTCGGTCACGGTCTCCAGCGCCAAAATGTAGCCGCGCAGGGCGTTGAAATAGCTTTCCTGGTACAGCTTCCACCGGGTTGCGGCATCCGCAATCCGGCCAAAGTCTGCGGCGGAATAGTAAGAACATTCCTCGCCGTCGGCGTGGTATGGGACGCTATCGGCCCCAGAGGCCACACGCCCCTGCAAGCTCAATAAATTCAACTGGTCTTCCAGCGTCAAAGAAAAATGCTTCGTTTCTCCGCCGGTCAGCGTCACGTCCACGCCGCCCACAATGGCTGCGTTGCAGGTCGCCGACATCTGTGCCACGGTCTCGGTGCGCACGTCCTCCACGCTCTGCGCTTTGGTTCCGGGCGTGTACTCCCACCACGCTTCAAAATCCGCTGCAATATCCTCTGCACTCACGGTGCCGGGCACGCGAATTTGGCGTTCCTCGCACTGCCAGCAGGTGGCGACGTCGCCGTTTTCGCCAGTTGTTTCCGATTCGGCGATGCTTTTTCGCAGAATTACATCGGTCTCGCTGCCCAGCGGGAAAACTTCTATTTCGGTAGGCCTTTCGGTGTATTGTTCAGCCATTATGCTGCCTCCAATCTCAGCTTGTGCAGTTGCTTGCCCCGCCAGGAGGCGGAGCGCTTGGCTGCTTTTATCAGTTTGTATACGTTATATTTGGTGCAAAAGCCCCGGCTGTCGCTGTGCTTGATTTCGCCCCACTGGCTCAAAATCCGTTGGGCGCGCCACCATGGCACATAGCCCAGGGTGTCCAGGTTCCGTTGGGCGCGCAGAATTGCCCGCCGCAGCCGTACAAAATTGCGGCCCCGGATAATGGTATAGGTGCGGCGCACCACATACCCCATCATATCCAGCCCAGGGGTCCTCTGGCGGCTACCCTTGCGGCGGCGGTTCCGCTGCTGGCGCTCCTGTACAAACGATGCAAAATGCACGATTTGCCAGGCGCTCTTGATGGTCAGCCCCAAGGTTTCTTTGGCCCAGCGCGTGGTGTCCCGCATCACCTTTTCCAAGTTGGATATGCGGCCATATACCGTGATGTCATCCGCATAGCAGGTGATGGCCAGCACCATCTTCAGGCTTTTGTCGCGGCGCACCTTGCGGTGGCTCAGGATGTAGCGCAAAACATAGCTCATCACATAATTAAACAGCCAGCAGGGCAGGTAGCCACCGATCAGTAGCACCCCATCTGGGTAGTTCGCCATGATGGCCTCCACCAGCCACAGCAGCACCTTGTTTTTGCCAATGTCCCGGCGCAGCAGGGTCATAACGCACTCCACCGTGGTGGAGGGGTACGCCTTTCGCACATCACACTTGGCAGCATCGGTTTTGTGATGCAATGCCCGGCGCAGAATACGTTCGTTTTGCCGCTTGCCCTTGATTTGGCCCTTGCCCGGCAGGCTGCCATACTGGATGGGCAGCAGCTTGGCCCGGAACAGCGGGTCCAACGCACCCTTGGCAATGTACTCAAATACCTGTTGCTTGGGGCTTTCCTCGCAAATATCCCGCAGCTTGCCATTTTCCCGCAGCTGGAACTGCCGTACAGGCTCAAAGTGTACATCTCGCGCCAGAATATCTGCCTGGGCCTGCTCGGCCACCGCGTCAATGGCATCCAGCGTTTTGCTGCAGCTTTGGTCCTGCATTTCCTGCTTCAGTTCTGCTTTTGTGATTTTCCCGGTTGAAATCAATAGTTTTTGGAATCTTCCTTTTGACCTTTTTCCAATAAAGCACAGATGCACTTGCTGCCGGATAAACTCCAAATCCTCAACATTTACATCTGCCGGTTTACAGTAGGTCTTCACCAGTTTCACCTCTTGGTTTGTGTCTTCGGTGGCGTTCGCCACAGCTACTAGCCTCCGCTGGTTTCAGCACAATTTTCCCGATAGGGGCGGAATATACGGCGCAATATATATTTTCGGTGCAAGGGGCACTTTGCCCCCAAACTAAGCCAGGCGAGCCAGCAGACCCGTTCCAGTTACTGTTACCTGTTGAATTGTTAGAATTGCGCGCGGGCAACCCCGCATTACCATTGTTATTAAGGTTGCAGCAGGCCCACGCGGCACGGACCCCACTCCCACCCCAATAGCAGAAGGTGAAAACAGCAACTAACTCAAGAAAGCTGACGAATACGCCGTACATCCCACAGGAATTATACCATATTCCTGATGCTTGAAAAAACCCAAAATCAAAAATCTATAAACGGCTGTCGCTTCGCGGCAGCCGTTGGGGCCGTTCCACAGTGGGTGCGTGCCTGATTTGTCTGGGTGACAATGGGGCTTGCGCCCCCTCTTGCCCCGGCTGCGCCGGAACAATTCACCCCTGTGTCACCCAGCCAAACCAGGCGAGCCAGCAGACCCGTACCAGGAACTGGCACCTGGCGAAAAGTAAGAACCGCGCGCGGGCAACCCCGCATAACCATCGCTATAAAGGGCGCAGCAGGCCCACGCGGCACGGACCCCACCCGTTGCCAGACCAACGTAGAAGCCAGCCTTACACCCGGTACCGCTACCGGCTACCGTGCTAACGGTATCCGGCCACAGAACTGCTTTATCCTCTGCCACTGCCGTATCCTCAATGTACTGCCAGCCGCTGCTGCTCCCAGCGGGGAACACCAGCGTCAAATCCTCTTGCTTGGTGTAATCGCTGGTAATGCTGCTGCCGTTCACCTTGCTTTGGTCGTGGCAGGTGTAGCAATCAAAGGTGTAGTTGCCATCCGCATCCGTGCCCCACTGCCACAGCTCATCACTAATAATTAGGTATGCGCCAATTTGGAACTCGGTGCGCTGTATCAGCCCCGGTTCTTTTCCTGTGGTGGGGCTGTACCGGCTGCCGTCATAGCCCTGCACCGTATCGTTCCAACCGCTCCAGTACGGCATAGTGGAGATGTAGGTGTCGGTGGTTATGTCAAATGGCGTCTCTGTGTCCAGGTTTACAGCTTTATAAGCAGTGCCATCTACCGTTACATCTGTGATACTCTTAATGCGCACGTTTTTGGCCAGCTTGTACATACTGGCTGTACCGCGATCGGCACTGGTGCCCGTCCCGGTATCGCCCACAATGACGCTGCTGCCGACAAAGAGATTTTTCGCCTGCGTGGCGGTCAGCAGCACGCGGGTTACACCGGTCTCAGCTGCGGCAGCCTTATACTGGTAATTGTACGCCGTGCAGCCTTCAATCGTGCCGGAGTTGCCCTTGCGCGCGTACTTCAGCCGGATCATGGCAAGCTGCCACTTGATCAGGTTGCCGCTCGCGCCGCTGTACTGCGACCCGCGGGCGCGCCATTTGGCGACGTCTGTGTTATGGCTGCTGTAATTGAGCGGCGGCAAGCCCGTGCCGCAGGTGACGTTACCGTCGGCATCCAGCCCCGCTGCATAGGCCGGGTTGCCGATGTAGGCGTGGACTTTGCCCGTGCGGTCAGTGCCCTGCGGCCATGTGTCATAGCCTGTGGCGGGGCGGCATTGCATTTTGAAGTAGCGGTAACCATCCTCGTTCCACTCGCGGGTGTATGTATTTTTTTGCAGCGCCCAGCACAGGTGTGTGCCGCCGCGTACCTCGTCATAGCTGTCGATAAACTCGACGGCATAGATGGTGTGGCTGCCGTCTGCGGCCTTCTCGGCGGCCACAAGGACGCTCCAAAACTGCGGCAGGTGCGCAAAGTCGTCCTGTTCTGCTGTTGTCTCGGTGCTTGGGGTACAGGTAAGCCTCGCGCTGTCGTCCGTCAGCTCGCCGATGGCCGTCTCGCTTGTGGGAAATAGTGGAAACTTCACGCCGTGCACGCGGTCATCGTCCAGCACAGTGCCGAACCAGCGCTCTAAAAGTTCGTTGCGGGTGGTGGTGCCTTCCGTCCAGTTGGCCCGCCACCACTGTACAAACAGGCCGTTCACTTCGGCCACTGTGCTGGCGTTGTTCACCAGCGCGTTGTACATTTGGTCGATGGCTGCTGTGCTGCCGCTGGCCAGCACGCTGGCTTTGTGGACGGCCACAAGCTCCGCCTGCATCTTTTGCATCGTGCTGTCCCGCACTAAGTCAACTACTTGCGTTGACATGGTTTTGCCCTCCTTAGTCTGTGTCTGTTGTATAGATCATGGATAAATGACCGTCGCTTTTGTCCACTGCCCAGCCGATGTTTACCAGCCCGGCATAGCCCGCCGCTTCCAGCGCACTTGCGGCTGCTGCCTTCATGCTAGCCGCTGCCTCGTCCGCGCTGGCCTTGGCGTTGGCCTCGCTCGTCGCGGCGGCGGTTTTGCTGTCGGCTGCGGTGGTAGCGCTGCCTGCGGCAGAGTTCGCGCTGCTCGCCGCCGCGCTGGCGCTCTTGGCCGCAGCATCGGCACTGGTTTTGGCGTTGCTCTCACTTGTGGCCGCTGCCGTTTTACTGGTGGCCGCGGCGCTGGCGCTGTTAGCCGCCTCCGCTTTACTGGCAGAGGCTGCGTCCGCGCTGGATTTCGCGCTTTTTTCGCTGTCGGCGGCAGCTGAGGCTGACGCTGCCGCCGCCTCGGCGCTTTTGGCGCTGGCATCCGCGTTGGTTTTGGCGTTGGTCTCGCTGACCGCGGCATTGGACTCACTGGCCGCTGCCGCCGTTTGGCTGGCAGCACTGGCAGCGGCGCTTTCTGCCGCTGCGGACTCGCTGCCAGCTGCAGCGCTTGCACTTTTGGCAGCGGCCTCGGCACTGCTCTGTGCGTTATCCTTTGCGGCGTCCGCCTCGCCTTCGGCAGCCTCGGACGCCTGCTGGCTTTTTTGCGCGGCAGCCTCGGACGCTTTGGCCGCCTGTTGGCTGTCCGCCGCCATCTCGGCACTCTTGGCCGCAGCATCGGCGCTGGCACTTGCGTTGCCCTCGCTGGTCGCCGCTGCCGTTTTGCTGGCAGAGGCCGCATCCGCGTTTTCGGCCGCCGCGCTGGCGCTCTTGGCTGCCGCGTCCGCACTTTGGGCCGCGACCTGCGCGTTGCTGCCGGTCTGCGTCAAGAGCTGCTCCAGCAGGCTTGGCGTGGCGGTACTCTCAGTGCCGCCGGTCGGTGCGTGGTCGCGCACCGTGTAGCGCACATCCGCGCTGATAATTTTTTCGTTGTCGGCTAAGCCCTCAAACACAACTCGGCCCGTCTGCGTTGGCCGGTTCGTCGCTTCCGGCGGCACGGTCAGCAGGCCGTCCGTACCCAGCGCCACGCGAATGCCAGGCGTGTCCCAGTGGTCGGGAGGATAGGTCGGCCAAAAGGTCGCCGTCACCAAAGTACAAACATCCCACGGCTCGGCTAAAGTTACCTGGATGGTTTCATGCCCATAGCTGCCCCAGGTGCCAAGGGCGATTTTTCCGGTCGCACTCTGCCCGCTTTCAGACGCGGCCTGCGCGTCATAGCCAGACAGGGTGATCTGCCAGATGGATGCCATGGAGTTCACCTCTTTCTCGTTACGTCATCAGTCGGCGCGCTTTCGGTCTGGTCGCCCTTGCTCCGCGCCTGCGTCATCCGCGCGATTGCGAGGTTAGCCTGTGCCGTCGCGTCCTGTTTCTTCGGCTCTTCGTCCGCGTCCTGCTGCATCTGCGCGCGCACGGCCTGCAAAATGTTTTCCAGCACCAGCTCGTCCACTGCCAGGCTGAACCCGTACCGGTTGAACGTGCCCTCCACGTCCCTCCGCAGGTCATGCACGCGCTTGTCAATGCTCTTCATCTCAGCCCTCCAAATGCGCCGCCGCGTCGGTGCGGATGGTGGCGATCGCCGTCAGCACGTCCTCGTCCAGTACAACGTAGTTCTTGCGGTTGTTGGTGCTCACAATGTTGCCGTCTGCGTCCAGCACGCTGTAAGAGAGCGTCACCCGCTCCCCCTCGCCGGTCGTCAGCACGCTAAAGCCTGTGATTTTGTTCATGGTCAAATCTCCTTTCAACTCGCTTCTTCTATCGTCAGTGGCAAACTCACCGCCGCTTCTGTTTCCGCCGCGTCCAGCAGGGCCGCGCCCCGGTTCTCCTCCTCCGGGTACTTGGCATCGCTCACGTCGGCGTACACGCCCTCAAAGCCGCGCTGTACGCCCCAGCACACCCAGTCAAAGCACTGTCCCGCCGGGCCGTGAACGATTGCGCCAAAGGCCGTTTTTTCTGCCCACAGCGCGGCGCTTGCGCCCGTCGGGGTCAGCGCCCAGCGCAAATCCTGCGTTTCGCTCACGGTCTCGCGGTAGCGCGGTTCGGTTGCGATGTAACAAAGGCCGGTTTCATCACACTCGCCGCTGCCCGCATCGCAGAACATCGGCTCCGGGCTTTCCACCGCGTTGATGGCCAGGTTTCCAAAATCGGTGCGTACAATGCGGTTCTTGGCGTCCCACGCGCTCAGGGAACGGCACTGGATGCCCTGGTTCACCTCCAGTTTTCCGCTGCACCCCACGCTGTTGTCCACCTGCTCGATCGTGATGCCCTGAAAGCTGCTGTCGTGCCACCATCCGTATTTCTGGTAGCGGGTGTCCGCGCAGAAAATGGTGGTGTCGCCCTCCGTCGTGGTTTTCAGCCCGTTCTGGATCACCCCCTGCGACATCCCGCTGCTGGTGGCGGTGCCCCCGTACCACTGGATGCCGCTCTTGTCGATGTACACCCGGTTCCCGTCGCTGGTGCCCATCCGTATCCAGGCGTTGTCCAGGTCGTACACCGTGGTGTAGTTGAGATTGTGTATCTGGCCGGTGGTAATGTTTCCGCCGTTGATGATCGTCTTGTCCTGGTTCCAGGTACTCAAATCCGAAAATGTCACCACGCCGGATAGGTTGATCTGTGTGCTGGTGATCTCTGTTCCGCCCGCAGTCAGCTTGATGGTGCTGGAAGTGCCGCTGGTGGAAGCCGTCAGCTTAATTTCGCTCACCGTCTGTTTGATCTCGGTCTTGGTTTCGGCGGTGGTCAGATAGTCCCCGGTGCTGGCCGTCCAGGCAGTGGGTGCGTTGCCCATCTGCACCATGGGGTGCATGATGGTCAGGTCATTGGTAACGGTGGCGTTATCGTTCGCGGTACTCACAAACAGGCCGTCAGCATATCCATCGGCAGTAGCCGTAAAGGCTGCCCAGCGCAGCTTCCAGCCATTATCCAGCGCAATGTCCTGCTGGGCCTGCTTGAACGCAGAGCCGTAATAGCTTTTTGTGCCGCTGCTGCTCTTGGTCTCGAACTGCAAAAACAGGCTGTCGGTGCCGGAGTTGAGCTTGTACAGCACCGATGCGCAGTAGGTCATGCCCTTGGCAATCACCAGCGTTTTGTCCGCCCCAAAGTGGAAGCGGGTGTTCCGGGCCTTGTTCGTCACATGGACGGATTCGCCGCTGATCGTGTATGTTCCTTTTTTGCTCAGGTCGTTGCCGCCTGCATCCATGGACGCATTGTTCCAGTTATCCGTTTCGGTAATAATGTTGTTTCCGCCTGTGATCCGCTGGGTCACGGTCTGGGTGATGCTGTCGGCTTTCTGGTCAATCGCGGATACCGATTTTTTGACCGTCTTGAACTCCTGTTTCGTGCTGTCAAGGTCATCCGAAATGGTCGTGGTGGTTTGTTCCAGACTGCTGACTTTGGTGCTGATGCCGTCCGCCTTTTGGCTGATGTTGGAGACATCTTCTTTCAGGCTCTCCACCGTTGCTGTGGTGGCATAATCCTGCAGCTTGCTGTCAACGGCATCATTGGCAGCGCTGGTGGCGGTTTCCTTCACGTTGGCCGTTACCGTTTCGGTCACTGACTTTGTGACCTCGGTTTTGATCTCGTCAGCGGTCTGCGAAAACAGGCTTTTGGCGCTTTCCTGCGTCAGGTAGTCGCCGCTGCTGGCGTTCCACGCGGTCGGCGCGTTGCCGTATTGCAGCATGGGGTGCAGCAGCTCAAGCTTATTGGTGCAGTTGTCATTGCTGTCAAACTCGACAGTTTCTAGAATGCCCGTATAGTTATGGCGGGGCGTCCATGTACCATACCGCAGCACCCAGCCGTCCGTCTGCTCAATTTCGAGCTGGTCAGCGGTTTTTATGGAGGCAATGTAATTTTGTCCGTTATCGCCCTTGAACGCAATGCCCATCCGCAGCGCATCAGTGCCGGAAATGAGTTTGTACATGACGGACATGCATATAGTGACGCCCTCGGTGATATGAGCGCCAACGGTGTTGAACTTGAACCCGCGGCATGTGTTCGCATTGGTGATTGTTGCACTGCCATCGTCGCCATACACAACGCTGCTGTCAATGCCAACATAGGTGGCATTTTTGAAGCTCTCGCTGCCCAGGATCAGGTTCCCGCCGCCGGTGATTTTGGTGTCTTTTTTCACCTCAGAGGAGAGCCCGTCCACCGTTGCTTTCAGGTCGGTATACTTTCCGGTCAGGTCGCTGGCCTTTACTTCCAGGCCGTCCACGCTGGTCTTGATCTCCAGCATCTTGCCGGTCAGGTTCTTGTAGCTCTGCTCATTTACGGCTGCGGTTCCGTCCCGTGTGGCGTTGCCGGTGGATTCCAGCGTGACCTGCTGACCGGATATTGTCCGGTTCATGATATAGGAACTCAGCACGTTTCCGCGGGCATCAGTGACAGATACAATGTTTCCAGGCGCGGGCAGGGGAAAATCCGCCGGGACGGTTACTTTGAGTGGTGTGTAGGTCACGCCCTGCATCGTTTCAAATATCGCCTGCGCGACCGGCTTCAGCGCATCCGCAGTGGCGGATGTCAGCAGCAGGTTGCCCTGGATAACCAAGGCATTTGATCCACTCTCATCGGACGGATACAGCACACCCACGTCGTCATCGCTCTGCCGGATCTGTACTTTGACGACCGGCGCGGTCTGAAACTTGTCATGCGACAGGCCGTCCCTTATGTATACGGTTGGCCCGATGCTCTGCGATGTACTGTAATTTGTGTACCAGGCAAATTCGATTTTCCCGTCCGATGTGGCCCGCAAAAAGGTACAGGACGCTTCGGCCACCCAGGCAAGCAGCTGGCGGCCGGTCAGATTATCGGCATAAAAGGCCTGCACCAAATAGGTTCCATTGCGGGGCAGGGAGCTGTTGACAATGGTTACGCCGCACCGCTGTGCTACCAGCCCGGCGAATTTCCACAATGTCATCGGGAACTGATCCTGGATGGATCGCAGCCAGGTAGACTGTACGCCATCAAGCAGGGAGACTGCGTCATAGGCGTAGATTTTGTAGGTGTTGCGGGTCTGGCTGGTAGGCTTAACGGCCCAGTAGGTGCCCGCCAGGGTACGCTGGCCGGATGTCTCCCGGTAGTGGGTCAGCCGGGTCCCGGATGTAATCGGCAGATCGGTTCCCGGCTCCACCCAGATTGTGATTTCCAGCTTATTGGAGCAGGCTGCGCCGGGACACAGGTCGGTGGTTTTGGATACGGTTTCGGTGCAGGTCAGGGAAAGAATGGCGTTCTGACCAACGGTGCCGGCGGCAATCTCAGTGCCGTCATCCAGCACCAGGATGTTTTTAACCATTCAGACACCCCCTTAACATTCTTTAATTTCCAGCGTCATATCCCGCCAGACGCCCGCTTTCAGCCGCTGCAGGGCCGCCCCGTAGTTGGAGCAGTAGCAGGTGCGGGTGATGGTCTGGGTCACGTCTGCAGCATCGCTGGCCACAGGGCAGGTGAACTGGAACGTGGTCTTGTTTTGCAAAAGCCCCAACAGGTAGGCACAGTCGGCGTTATCGAGGTAGGAATATTCCAGCGAGGCGGTCAGCACGCCATAGCGCAGCACCTCACGATGGTAGACGCCCATCTCGTCGGCGCCGCTGTCACTGCTCTCAACATCCGAAAACTTGATGGTGGGGGAGCCGGTGGGAACCGGTAGGGAATGGCTGTCGATTTGCAAGAGGGAAGTGCGCTTGAGCATCAGTAGGCACCCCCCAGCATGATGGATTGCGACTGCCGCGCGCGGTTGAAGCTGCGATAGATCACGTCGTCACCAATGACAATGTCGCCGCTGCTGTTATGCAGCTCAGCAAGGATGTTGTTCAGCACGGCCAGTACGGGCGTGAAATCGACAATTTCCCGGCCAGACGGGGTGCTTGCCACGCTGCCCGATGCTGTCAACGCAAGCCGAACGTTGCTCTGTAAAGAGCCGGTGGATAGATCCGAAAGCTCATCCATGGCCTGTGCAACATCCCCGGCGTTCTGCCGGATGCCAAGGGCAAGGCCCGCCGGAATGTAGCGGCCCACTTCGTCCCGCATCACGCGGGAAGGGGATGCAATGCCGAAAAAGTCCTTGATAGTATCCAGCGCACTGGAAGCAATGCTCCGGGCAGCATCTTTCAGCGCGCTGCCCATAGCACCAATGCCGTTGATTAAGCCGTTGATAATGTCTTTGCCCAGCTGCACCCAGTCCACGTTTTTGACGGCGTCCCAAAGGGTGCGGCAGGCATCACCTGCGGCGCGGATGATATCCGGCGAGGCGTTCCCAATGCCCTGTACCAAATTGATCACAAGGTTGAAGCCTGCCGCGATGATTTCAGGCAGGTGGGTAACAATGGCTTGCAGCAGGGTGGCAATTACGGTGGCCGCACTGCGGATGATGGAAGGCAACATGGCAAGCAGGCCCTGCACAAGGCTGAGCAGCATCTGTCCGCCTGATGTGATGATCTGCGGCAGATCTGCCACGACCTGTGCAAGGAATGCGCTCAGTGATACAGACGCAGATTCCATCATCTGCCCGGCGTTTGCGGTAATGCCCTGCACCAGATTGCTGACAAGAGCAGCGCCGTTTTCAATGATTTGGGGGAATCCGCCGGAAAACGAAGTGCCAAATCCGTCCAGCAGAGTCTGGGCAAGGGCCTGGATAAAGGTCACCAGCGCACCGGGCAGGGCGGACAGAATGTTCCAGATATCCGGCAGCAGGTTCCCGGTCAGGAATGTGACCACCGACTGGGCCAGTGCGTCCAGGGACGGCTGCAGGTCCTGCCCAAGGGTCAGCGCACCCAGTACGTTTTTGAAACTGGCCTGCATGGCCGCAAAGGAACCGGCCAGCGTGGTGGATGCTTCCAGCGCGGTGGTTCCGGTAATGCCAAGACCTTTGTTCACATCGCCCAGGCCGCCGTTCAGCTCATCCACACCTCCCTGAATTACATGGATGGCGGTGTACACATCGGCCAGGTTATCCAGATCGTACTTGACACCGGTGATTTTTTGGGCATCCGCCAGCAGGCGCTGCATTTCACTCTTGGTGCCGCCGTAGCCGAGTTTTAAGTTGTCCAACATCGTATAGTTCTGTTTGGCGAAACCCTGGTATGCGTACTGGATGGCGGACATATCGGTGCCCATCTTGTTGGCGTTGTCCGACATATCAGTCAGGGCCATGTTGGCCACTTCGGCGGCTGTTGCGGTATCGCCGCCCAGGCCTTGCAGCAGGCTGGCCGAAAACCCGGTCACAGTTTCCATGTAGGCATTGGCCGAAAGCCCCGCCGTCTGCCATGCATTCTGCGCATAAGCCTTGATGGTATCGGCGTTACCCTTGAACAGGGTTTCCACACCGCCCAGGCTCTGCTCCAGCGCACCGCCCTCTGTCAGGGTATCGGTCAGGGCCTTACCCAGGGCAGCGGTTGCCAGAACACCTTTCAGGGTGCTGACAAGGAGGCCGCCCAAAGATGCGCCGGATTTTTCACCGGCGCTTTCGGCTTCCGGTTCCAGCACTTTTGCAAGGTTGCCGGTAATGCCTTCGGCAGATGGAATGATCCCCACATAGGCTTTTGCAAGTTCGGTTGCCATCAGTTCACCTTCCCGTTGTTTTTGCGCCAGGCCGCATCAAACGCAGCGCCGCTGGCAAAGGATTGTACCTTATTTGGCAGCGATGCTCTGCCGGTCATGGCATCCATAACAGGGGTTGGCAGGCTGCCAGCCCAAAATCCGCTGCACAGGGCAGTTAGGCGGTCAACGGCAGCCCCCAGCAGAAGGGTGCTGGTATCGGTCTTTACGCCAGACTGTTTTTTGCAGATGCGGGAATCTTCACGCAGGCCCGCTGCCAGGGTGGCCAGCAGGGGCAGCGCAACGGTACGGTAATGCAGGATCCGGTAGGTCTCGGCCAGGTCACAAATCAATTCATCCTCGCCGTCTGCAATCATTCCGGCGAGGATGAGGAGTTTTTTCCTTCTTGGTTTGCATTGAAGATATCGCTCAGTTCGGCAATCACGGCTTCAATCGGCACCGTGCCGTCAGCAGCGCGCAGATGGTCGTACAGGGCTTTTTTCTGCGGCTTGTCAAGCAGCAGATCCAGCGCGGTGGGCAGCTCGTTCAGGTTGCCGTGGTCCACGGCAGCCAGAGCATCTACCAGCTCCATATTGCGGCAGCGGGCATCCGGAATTTCAAATGCAAAGCCGGATCGGGTTGTGCCTTTCAGCATGGTCAGGCCTCCTTGATGTATTCATAGTGGGTGTTGCCGCTGGTGTCCGGAACAGCGGCCAGGGTAATGCCATAGCCCAGGGCCTTGCTGTCCGAATAAACGATATCTTCCATTTCTGAAATACCGGCATCGGGGATGACAATGCGTTTGTTGGCATTGTTGACGATGGTATCCACCACCCATGCGCTGTTGGGAATCTCACGGCTGCTGGCTTTGACGGTCAGCCCGGCTGCGACAGTACCAGAAACATTGTCCGAACCATAGGAAGATTTGAGAACTTCCTCGTTCAGCGCTTCGATCAGGGTAAACTTGAAGGTATCCGGCTTTTCTTTCTGGATGGTTTTAACGGTATCTCCGCCCCAGGCTTTGACCTGTTCGGTTTTGGGGGAGTTGGAGTTTGTCAGGCCGCCATCACTGATGTAGCCCAATGACTTAAACGCTTCGTTCAGCTCTGTATCGGTAGATGTGGGCAGCGCAGTGCCCAGCGGCGCACGGTACACGGCACCGCCGGCTGCAGGCTTTGCCACGCCGACTAAGGCGGCATTCTGCATAGAGGTTCTCCTTTCAAATTGTGCCATGCACAACGCGGTACACTGCCTGATAGCGGTAGCGGTGCGTGGCGGTATCGGTAAAGTTATAGTCGGTTTCCAGGCGGGCCGCACCAATGCCCCGCCGGGCGGGCAGGGCATCCATGGCGGCTTTGGCCTGTTCATTGAGGCGGGCGGCATCCAGCACGGTGGGAGCCCAGCTCTGCACGGCGAAGGTGGACGTGGTAATGTGGTCCGTGCGGGATGTACCGGTTTTTTCCAACACAACAAAGGTGCCGGGCATGGGGGAGGGAACCTCCATGGATACCGGCACCGGGGCAAGGGCGGCGGTCAGTACATTCAGCACCTCGGTTTCAATCATTCGTGCACCTTCTTTAGCAGGGTGTTGTGATGGAGGTTATCGGCATAGGCTTCTTCCGTGGCAGTTTCCACAATGGCAATAGCGCGGGTGGGCATTATACGGGAGACATAGCCGTCCGGCAGGCTATCCTTTATGGAATCCGCCCGCTCTTTGAGCATAGCGGCCATTTCGGGGGAACGGAGCAGTTCCCGCACCCCGGCGCGGTTCAGCACGATCTTGACGTTACTCATACCGTTCCACCTTCACCTTCTTGTTCCAGCACAGCGGGATCAGGTCATCAATGCCCTGCACCACATCGCCGTAAGTCCGGAATTTTTGCCCGAAGAACTCCACCGTCACGTTGCGCCAATCGTGTGCGTCGCCCTTGGGCATGGCCAGCGTATAGGCCAGCCGCCTGCCGTAGAGCTGCAAATCGTTGACGATGTCCTCCGTGGCCGGTTCGCCCACCAGCACGTTGTGTACAGTGACTGGTGTTTCAGTGTAGATCGGCGCGTGGAAAGCGTCCTCGCCGGTCTTGGTCTTTTCGTACAGGATGATGTCGATACCCTTCAGCATAAGTCCTCCAGCGGGCTGTGGGCACCGATTTTGTCTCCGACGCCCAGAAGCTTCTTTTCCAGCTTGGAAAGGTACAACTCTCCGACCGAGCCGCCGGACACCGTCCAGCTCTGCTGGTAGCCCAGCGCCGATGCGGACGCCTGGGTGGCGCCCATCGGGTACATGGCAGCGCCCTGCCCGCCGGTGCCCGCGTCCAGCTGGCGGCGCACCATGCGGCAGGATACCAGCTGTTTGCGCTCAAACGGGGCGTCCTGGCTGTATGCGTCGATGACAATGCCGGCTTCGGCCAGCAGGGCGCTGCAGAGCGTCTTTTCGTCATCGCTCAGCGTGCGGAACCCAGCTTCGACCTCTTCCACGGTTGCATAGACCATTGCCATCACCTCATTTCCTGGCGGCGGCTTTCTTCTTCGGGGCCGGGGCGGCGGTCTGCTTGGCGGCGGTCTGCTTGGCGGTGGGCTCTTCGGCGGTCTGCTCTTCGGCGGTCTGCTTGGCGGCGGGCTCTTCAGCGGGCTCTTCGGCGGGCTGCCTGGCGGGGACGGCCGCCGGGGCATCCACGCGGGTATGCCCTGCCGCCAGATATTCAGCTTCCCGCTCCGGGGCAACGGCCATCAGGGTGCCGGTCAGGCGGTTCTTGAATTCAATCATGATCAGGACCCCGTTTTGGCTGCGCCGGTCAACTTGTTGAACACCGTGGTGTCGCAGCGGAAGCCGACTTCAATCTCGGCGCGCACAGCGAACATGTTCTGTTCAAACAGGTTGATGGTGGTGGAACCGTCGGTCAGGGTGGCCTGGTCGGAAATGGCGATCTGCACGCCCTCCACGGTGCCGTATACAGCCTGGCTCCAGTCGCCCGCAAAGCCGACAACGGCGGCATCGCTGGCCGTGTTGGCCGTGTAGGCACCCTTGCTCTGGCGCACCTGCGCGCCCAGAATCATGGGCACTGCGCCTTCGGCCACGGAGTTGATGAACAGAGGACGCTTATTGTCGTCCACCGCGTTCAGCAGGATGGCCTTGCCCTGCGGAGCCAGCACCCAGCCGTTCAGAATGCCGTCATGGACGGCGATGTCCGCATCGGCGGCAACCAGACCGCCGTAGGCATTGGTCAGGATGCTCTGGGCCGTGCAGGCTTTCAGGGTGTCGAAGTTGGAGCCGGGGGCTTTCACCGCCCCGAACACGGTCTGGTCAAACTTTTTGGCCAGAGCGCCGGGCAGATGCTGCACCAGCTGATCATACAGGGCGGGCACATCGCGGCGGAACTGGTTGGAAAACGGCACGATGACGGCCAGGGTGTAGGGCTGCATCTGCTTGGTGGAGAGAGTGCCGCGCTTGACCGGCTTTTTCTCGGTCTCACCGACCCAGCCCGCTTCGGGGTCGCCGGTGATAACGGGGATGGTTACGCCCAGGCCGGGCAGCGGAATCTGCCGGGCCAGTGCCATGACGGCGCTGGATTCCTGGGCTTTCTGCAAAATTTCGCTGGACACGCTGCCCGGCAGGGAAATAGTAGTCGTGCGGTTGATATCAATAGATGCCATACTTTTGCTCCTTTACTTCATGACTTCGTTGAACCACTCCGCGAACTGCTCGCGCGTGGAACCGGTTGGGGTTTTGTTCGGGTCGCCGCCGTCGCGGACGTTGGGGTAGCCGCCGGGGGCAGCATCAAAGGCCCAGGCTTTTTCTTTGGTCAGGGCATCCAGCGCGGCCTTGATGTCGGTGGTGCGGTCCTTGCTGGCTTTCAGTGCATCCACGTCCAACATACCGCGGATGGCCTTTACGTTACGCCCGTGCGCGTCACGGATTGCGCCGTCCAGGGCGGAATCAAAGGCAAAGCTGTCGGCCTGGTCGGCCAGCTGGCCCTGCAGCTTGGTGATCTGGCCTTTCAGGTCGGCCACGTCCACGCCTTCAAAGGCTTTCAGGCTGTCTTTGGCGGTGTTCAGCTGGGTGGTCAGGCCGTTCACCTGGATCTGCAGGTTGGTGGCTTTGGTCTTTTCGGCGGTGATATCCCTGCCGTTTTCGCCCATCAGCCAGTCCAGCTGCTCATCGGTGATGTTGGGGATCTGCTTCTTTACGTCTTCGCGTTTCATGTTGTGTCCTTTCTGCCTGCGCTTTTATTTACGCGGGTCGCATCCGCTTTGGCTGTACAGTTTTACGCCATGCCGGGCATGTTTTGGGGAATAAATGGGTATAAAAAGTGCCCGCTTGCCCCTCATGCAGGGCAGGCAGGCATAAAAATACCACGGTGCAAAATCGCATCGTGGTTTGAATAAGGCTGATTCGGATTATTTGGCAAATGTTTCAGAGACAAGTTCGCCGTTATTCTTGCATTCTCGGATAATGAAATGGGTTGCTACAGTTTCGTCAGCGGGATCGTTTTTATCATTCAGGTAAAAAATTTCCGAATAATCGCCGCCGTTAGGGGTTTTTTCGTTGATTCTTTTGTAGGTGGCCATAAGATATCCCCCTTCACACTTTGATGAACTTTTCGATAAGCGCTGTACGGTTTGGAAACTGCTGTTTGAATGACAACGAGTTCTGAATATACTCTGCAATACTTTCGGCAAAGTCTTCACTATTGGAATTTTCGCCGTAAGAAGTTGGAGACTTTTTCTTACTGACAAGTATATCATCTGCCATTGCTTTTGTCCACTCAGAATCGGTACAATATCGGCCGCTTATATTTGTGAGTGATATATCAATATAATGACCAGCTTCGTGGCAATAAGTTCTTACAACGTAATCCATATCATGCGGAACATCATATCTATAAAAAGTTATTATGTCACCACCTGTTGCATAGGAGTGCGGAAAGTTCTTGTACACCTTTTGCCAATAGGTATCAGCCGGGTTGTAATAGTCAACAAACACGATTTCTTTTTGCGCTTGTTTTCGGATTCCTTCCGGCACTTTATTCCAACATGCAACAGCCTGTTCTGGTGTCATCGTTTGATGCGATTTATCGTATTTCTTGGGAAAAACAAATTTCGTGTTGTCCGGCGCAGTGTATACGGTTGCGTCCTCAGTTTTCATTATTCCGCCGTATCCATCGGGAAAAGAATAGGATTCAGTAGATACGGAACAGTCCGCGACAGTAAACGGTTTCAGAACTGATGGCACAGAGTTGGATCCTGTTCGCAGTGTATACGCCGCCCTTTTCTGGGCGTTGATAGCGTCTTTCCGGGCTGCATAATCAATGCGCCGCATTTTGTTGATGTCTCCGCCTGCCGCATTGTACTGCGCAAGGTATTTTTCCGGGTCATACCCGGCCACGGTGGTGTTGTGGTCGAACCGGATGGCAAACTCACAGTCGCAGTTGGCGTGGATGTGTTGGGCGTGGCCGCCTTTCAGCACCTTGCTGCTGGCTTTCTGCCAGCCGTTGCTTGCCAGTGTGATGCAGAACGGGCAGGTGTCCCCGTGCGGCACCCAGGCCCACTCAGCCCCGTCGCGGACAGCATTTTTCAGGGTGGTATCGGCCCCGGTACGCTTGACCAGGCGGCTGACGCCGTTGGGCAGGTTGGCCGGGTTTTGGTTCTTGGTGGCGTTCACCATGCGGGCCACCTCGCCGTAATCTGCCGGTTCGGCAGGCTCCGCTGCGGGCACCCCGGCGTTGGCCGCTTCGGCCAGGGCGTCATACATCTGGCAGGCCAGCTCCGCGCTGCCCTCGCCGTATTTTGTCACCAGCGCGGCGGCGTAAGTAATCAGCGCATCGGCATCCCCGGTGCCGTGGGTGTCTATGTACTGCCGCATCAGCTGCCCGGCTTTCTGGTTCAGGCGGGACAGCCGGGTGATGTATTCATTCCACGTTTTCGCCGTTATCTGCATTGTCTACCTCAACAAGCAACTGCTGCCCGCGCACCCGCTGTTCCTGCGCCTTAATGCGGCGGATATCGGCCTGGTCAAAGCCGATCATCTCCAAAAACGTGTCGGTGGCGGCAAACTCCTGCCGGGCGGAAGCAATCTTGATGGCCGCATCGGCGGTCACGGCTACACTGGGCATCGCCGGGTTCTTGAAGTGGGCCATCACGTCCCGCTCTTCCTCGGTCAGCTCATCCAGCGTTACTTTGCGGGCAATGGCCTGGGCCATCCGGGCAATGGTGCGTAGTGCATCCCCGTTGCCGGTGTTCAGCTGCTGGGCCATCAGCACCAGGGTCTGGCTCTGGGCCAGGATCGCATCGCTGCTGGTGGGATTGGCATCATTGATCACGCCCACATCGGTCACGGTCAGGCCGGTGGCTGCCGCAAACTGGGTGGCGGTCATCCGCATCTTTTCCACATGGGGCTGCAAGCTGCCCTGCGCCAGCTGCCCAAAGACCGGGTTTTCGCCGGTCTCCGGGTTGGATGTGGCAGCGATGAGCGCCCCGACATACTGCCGGAACTTGTCCGATACGATGGTATCGTACTGCTCATCCGTCACGCCAAGGATGTATTTCTGCGGCGTGGTGTCAAACTCCAGCGCAATGGTGGCGTTAGCCACGGTACGCACATAGTCGTCGATAAGGGAACGGATGGCACGCTTCAGGCGGCTGCGGCCAAAGGGCTTATTGCTGGTGGCGTTCCAGATCAGCGGCTCCATCAGCGGACGACCCATCCGGTGGGGCATCCGCTGCGCCGCCCAGCTGCTGCCGTTAGAGCGCAGCACGATGACGGCGGTATCGGTGTAGAAGTTGACCAGTGCGGGCCGCCAGCTGCCTTTATTGTGCTCGTCCTGTACCGTGTCGATGATGGCAAGCCCGCAGTCGATGCGCCCCTTCTCGCCGCTCCATAGCGCGGAGGCTGTGGTAGGGGAGTGAAAGCGGATGCGACAGCCGATGTCCGCATCTGCGGACAGTGTGGCGAACACGCATCCGTATTTCAGCTGATCCCGGCAGGCTTTGGCGTAGGCTGCAACCAGACGGTTGTCGGTCACCAGCTTTTGCATCCCGTCCAGTGCGCCGCCGTTGCTCACAAAACCATCGAACATACTGCGGGATGCCAGTGCGTCCACCGCCTTCTGTCCCCAGTTGCAGCCGACCTCCAGACCGCGCAGACCTTGCGGCAGCGCAAGACCAAGGTTCACGTCCTGCAAGGTGACGTGCCCCTCGTAATACTTGTCTTTGGTGGCGTTGCGGCTCTGATGATACATATACGTTTCGGCCAGGTCGCTAAGCTGCTGCTGTTCCGCGGCGGTCAGCCCGGCTACATGGCCAAAATTCAGGGTATTCGTCATGGTTCTCCTCTCATCCGATGCGCATTTTGCGTGTCGGGTCGCGTTTGCAGGTTTTCGCGCCCCACAGTGCCAGGGCACAGGCTTCCAGCGGCAGGCTGTTGTCCCCGCCAAAGCCGTACCCGCCGCTGATGGGGCGCTTGGTGCTGGTAATGGCGCTCTCGTTCAGGGCCTGCTGCGGTTTGTACCAGGTCAGGGAGTGTTCGTTGATTGTGGTGGTAATCAGCCCCACCGATGCGATTACGTCCCTGGCAGAGGGGCGGAGCACGGCGCTTTTGGCTTTCCAGGTGGGGCGGATGCGCTCCACCAGCACGTCTACCCCGTTGCGGCCATCAATCACCACACAGCTCGCGCGGTCATAGCGTTCGTTCAGCCAGTCCACCAGCCAGGCCAGGCCGCGGCCGGTGGGCTGTTGTTCGATCAGCGAGACGCGGGCCGGGCCGTCCTTGGGGATCACCGCGCCGCACAGGCAGACAGCGCTGCCGTCCGCCGCAAACTTGACGCCGTAAGCGGTTTTGCCGTCCGGCTTTTTGGCATCGCTGGCACAGGCTTCCCAGGCCCTGGCATCCAGCGCCTTGTCGCTCTGCTCCGTCAGAATGGGGCTCCACCAGCCAAGTCGTTCTCTGGCAAAGCCGTCGGCGCTCATGCTCCGGCACTCCTCCGCCGCAAACTCCTCGCTGAGCCGGATGCCCATGGCCGGGTTAGTCTGATACCAGACCGCGTGATTTTCGAGATCGATCTTGTCAACCTGCTCTCCCTCCACTGACCATTCGTGCCAGGCATCATGCGCGCCCGGGGCGTCAAGACAGGCCGTCCGGCGGCGGCGGAATACGTCGCCGGGACAGCCCGGATAAGGCGGGGTTCCGGTATAGATCAGCTGCCGGGTGCCGGTGGCCGATGCGGCCAGCGTGGCCATGATGGCCTCCACCTGGTCGTCCGTCAGTTCCTGTGCTTCGTCATAGACCACCAGCGAGATGCCGTCAAAGCCGCGGGCCGCCTGCCGGGATCGGGCCGAGAACTCAATGCTCCCGCCGTTCAGAAGCTCGATGCACTCCTCGCCGTTGGTGTAGCGGATGTTTTTCACCAGTTCCAGCACCTCTGGGTGCCGCTTGTCGGTAAACATCCGGGCCAGCCGGTTAAAGCTCTTTTTTGCCGTGCGCACCTGATGGGCGGTGTGCAGGATCTTCTCACCGTTGATGACCATTCCGAAAAACTCCCGCCCCTCCAGACACACGTTTTTCCCGTTCTGCCGGGGCACGGCCAGCCCTGCGGAGGTCACGGTGTACCGCCCGGATGCATCCCGACCCAGCCAGCAGTCCAGCACCAGCTGCTGCCATTCATCCAGCGCATTGCCGTAGGCGGCCATCAGCGCTGCGGCGTCCGCACCGTCGGTCGTAACGCGCTCCGGCTCGATGCGGTATCTTGGAATCTGTGCGCCGGTCATGCGTCCTGTTTTCTCCGATTCTGCACCAGAGTGAGTACGCTTGTCGGCTTAATGTCGGATATTTGCTCTTGCGGCACCTCAACAGGTAGGAGCTTAATCAGCATATCCAATCCAGACAGGTACGTTTTCCACAATGCCTCATAAGCCCGGAAGGCCGGGTTCTCTCTCACGCCCGACTGCCCACCACCATTGTCATATTCCACCGTGATGCCTTCCTCACCGATGGCTTCCCTGGCATCGTCCAGCTTGGATTTCATCCACGAAACATTCAAAATCACCGGGTCAAGCGACTGGATTTTTTCGTCATTCAATCCGTTTTTGGCCAAAAATTTAGCCAGTTTTCTGCGCTCTGCGGCAGACCTTTTCGCGATCTCCGCGCGCGCGCGATTAGAAGTATCTGCTGCCACTTTTTGCTTCTCCTTCCTGTTTTGATACCACCCCCCAATCAAATTGTTTTTTTGCGGGGGTAAATCGGCGCTGGACGGCTTGGGGTCGCCCGCCGGCCGGGGCGGGGGACCCTCCCCACCCCTCACCAGCTGCCGTCTGCAGGAGGCCTTTGTGTGCGGGTGTGCTGCGCCGAATTGGGTTTTGCGGGCGAAAGCTTGCAGCCTTTCTGCGCGTTGCACCAGTAATGCGCAGCCTGTAAGTTGTCCCAATCTTCAGCCGCAGCCCGCGGGGATGCGTACCCGAACTCGCGCCAGCGGGCAACGGGGCGTATCTCATCCACCACAAAGCTGAGCGGGTGCGCGGCATCAGATGGTTCGTCGTAATGGATCGGGCCAAGGCGTCCGCCGCAGATTCCGCACGGCGCGCCCATGGCTTTCAGCCGCGCCCGGTGTTTCCTGCGCAGCGCTCCATTGGCATACCGGGGGTTAGTCATAGGGGCTTTCCTGCTGTTTGCAGGGCTTTTTATCTGCCATTTTATACTCCGCTGTTCGTCCGTCAGTTTGTGGGCGTAATCAAATTTTCTCATTTTCTACGCCATATTTTTTTTGCACTGTCCCACGATAAACCGTGTTCCTTGGCAGCCTGTCTCAAATTGTACGTTTGCCCGGAAATGCTGTTGACCTTATCCCAATTAACGTTAAAGGTGGTTCCGTTTACTGCACCAGCGGCAATTTTATAAGTTACATAATTTGTTCTGTTTGTTTTTGCCGTTTTTTCAAACGTTCCGCCGCTTGCATAAGTAAAAGTGAGATTTCCTTTTCCGTCAGTTGCTGCCTCAAGAACTTCGTCGCTAAAGCGGGAACTACTCCAACCACGTGCTTCAAAATATCTTGTTTCAACGGTTTTGGGATTGTTCAACGTTAAAGCGCCGTCCTTGCTAAACCCGCCGCCTCTTCCGCTGCCGGAACCTCTACCTCCCATTTTCGCATCTCCTTTTTACTCTTGCATAATATGGCTGAATCCTCGTGACGTTCCAGTCAAATTCTTCCGGGCATTTGCCATACCACAAAATCTCACTGGGTTCAAGCCTTGCCAATGCCGCCCGAACGCCTTTTTCAAACAGCGCTTGATTCTGCTTGTTTTGCTGCGTTCCTACGCTGGAAATCGCCACAATCGAATGCTGCGGCTCACCGTCAAAGCACCAATCGTAGCTTTGCTCATTGCTCCAACATAAGGTTGGCACAACGTGAATCCCGCATTGCTGCCAGTATGCCGCCAGCCAGTGCTTGCGATAGTGATTGTATATCTGCATAGCAAGCGGCATATCCGTATACATTGAGAAATCAGGCGCACACACAGCGCCAAATTTTTGCAGCAGCGGAATGTACCTGTCCGGCTGATTCCACGCCCTTTGGAATTGATAATCATCCACGAAAAAGTGAACGCCTTTTGTTGCGCAGTCCGTACAGGTTTTTGCAAAGTTGAACGGAATCCATTCCAGATGCCGCACATCAATGTGTTCCGGCTGGATAATCGGCGTATTGTATTTACCAATGCCTAAAAAGTTGGCTTTGTCGAGGTTTTCAAAATTCAGCATAATCAGATATTCTCACGGGTGTAAAGCTCCCATTTGCCTTCCTGCGGCAGCTTACGCCGGGGCCTTTTCAGTGGCCGCTGGTAAGTCCAACATCCGCCGGGACCAAGTTTATATTTTGGGCGTTTACACTGCGTAGGATTTACGCAGCGCGGCAGGGAACAGATCACCCGTTCGTTGCCGCACATGCGCCAGATACAGCGGGCGCAGGGGTTGGTTGTTTTGTTGTTTTTATCTGCCATGGGTTACACTCCAAAACAAAAGAGGGCAGCCGGTGGGCTGTCCTCTCAATATTCTATGATATCAATTCTAGCACTAAAAAATCTTGCACAGTATCAACTTTTAGCCAATTCCTACGCGTTGCGCAACATTTTCCAAATATTTGCGGCGGCGGCGATAGAATTCTATCCGGCTAATTCCCGGCACTTCCAGGCGCTCGTATGTCCAGGTGCGGCAGTCCTTGCAGTTGAGTGCAATAGCCTTTTGCAGCGCGGCCCGTACCGTGGCGCTCTGGATGTCCGCCCCGATCTCATCCGCGGCGGCATCGATGGCTCGCATGATCTGCACATCCCGCTGTGTCTCAAGCTGCTGGATCGCCTCGGCCTTGTCGGCGGTGATGTCGTTGGAATTCCCGCCGGCGCGCGGCAGGTACACACGCACGGGTGTGCCGCAGCGGGTTGTGGTATCTACAAAATTTGTGCCGCTGCGCAGGATGATCTCATCCACCTGGCGCTTATACTCGGCCTTGCGCCTGGCCTGGCCGCGCACCAGCTGCAGGGCTGCCAGTACGGTATCGTTCGGCAGGCGTTTGTTTTTACCCATGCGTATGCCCTCCCTTTGCTTACTCCCGGCGGTTGTTATGTTTCAGCGTTTCCGCAATCCATGCAATAAAAGCTATAATTCCCAGCCCGATGGTCAAGCCGCCAGCCAGGCTAACCCCCGCGCCCAGCAGGAAAATACCCAGCCGCACGCCCGCTGCAAATGCTTCCATCATTTTTGCACCTCATTTGCTTCATCTGCCAGGGCCAGCAGGGCCTTGTGGAGCGCTGCCCGGAATTTTCCAGCCTTTTCTGTTTCTCCGTCCTGCTGCACGGCGTCAGCCAGATCCAGCACCTTTCCGGCGGCGTCCTGCAGCTGGTCAAACAGCAGGCCAAAGCGCACCGTGGATTCATCTGCGGCCATGTTCAGCCTGGCTGCGGTTTCCTCGGCCTGGCGGCGGGTCTTGGCCAGTTCTTCAGCGTGTGCCTGCTCAGCCGCCGCAGCAGCGCGCTGTATTTCTTCCAGCTCTTCTTTGGCTTTCCGTGCGGCCTTTATGGCTTCATCGCGCTCTTTCTGGTTCAGCTCAGTCATTTTGGCGTCGGCCCGGCGCTGGCTTTCCATTTCAGCCTTCATTTCGGCGCGAATCTCCGCACGCAGGGCATCCATGTCCACTTCTTCGGCCTGTACCTCAGCCACCGGCGGCTGATTCTGCAGCAGGCTGAGCTGTTCGGCGTACCCGGCATTTTTGGCCTGCAGCTCTTTGATCTGCACTTTCAGCTCGGCCACTGTCGTTTCCGTCAGGTTGGTTTCCGCTGTAATCTGCTGCTGCTCCTGCCCACTCAATTGCGCCAGCAAGGCCAGCTTAGTAACGCCCGCGGCCGCGTTCTGCTCTATCAGCTGCGCGGGCAGTTTTTCGGCAACGGCAATGTAGTTATACGCCTGGCGCTGCTTCATGCCCATGGTGGTCAGTGTGTAGGCTTCCAGCGTGTCAAAGCCCAGGGCCTTGTATCCACCGGTATCCCGCATTAGTTTGATTTTGCGGGCCAGATCCAGCAGGCTGGCCGCCGCTGCCTGCGCTGCGGCCATGATCTCATAATGCAGGCGCAGAGCGGCAGATTCTTCCGCCGTAGCGGCGGCACCCACAAACGTCATCTGTTCGCTATCGTATTTCATTTTTTCGGTTCCTCCTCAACTTTTGGTGCCTCTTTTTCGCGATGTATCACAAAAACAACCTCGTTGGCATTGTATATATCAACCGCCTGGCTGCCGTTTGTTATGACTATTACAGCATTGGGAATGGCCTTCCATTCTGCCGTCGCGGGGTGCGGGTATATAATTTCTTCTCCTGATTTCAGGCGGACCACTATTTCGTCCATGCTTTCACCTTCCTATCATGCCACTGCCTGGGTGGCCTTGTTTTTCTTTTTCTTGGCTTTCTGCTCTGGTGGCAGCTGCCACTTAGCCAGCACTTCGCGCTCCCACAGATCCACAAATTCCCGGACCCGCCGGGGTATTTTTAGCTTTTTGCCGTGGGCAAATTCGTTTCCGTATCCATGCAGCTGGATTTCTCTCTTGCTGGTTACGTCAATGCTCAGGGTATACCAGCTGCGTTCTGGCCGTCGGGTATGCCTCACAAACAGGATAATTTTGCCCCGTGCATGGGCATCTGAGTATCTGCCAACGCAATGGTGCAGGGTGCTGCCCTCCCGGATCAGCTCAAGCGGCGTTTCCGCCGGGCGAATGCAAATCCCATCATGTTCCCATGTCAACCCGGCGCAGCGGGCCGTCATGGCGGCGAACGCTTGCTGGCATTTGCCACTTACCCGCTCGTACTGTATTGTTTCGCTCATCCGGTCATGGGCGGTGCGCAGGTCTTTGGGCCAGCGCACTGCGTCCTGGTTCAGGTCACAGCCGGCCACGGCAGCCATGCGCCAATAATCCTCAAGCTGCGTAAGATCCTGCTCTTGGCGCTCTATGTAATTTATGGTCCGCATCATCGGCAGTTTTTCGCGCAAAATCCGGCGCGTGTCGTATGCTCCGATGGCTTTCATCGCGGCGCAAAGGTCGTGGAAGCTTACGCCGCATGGCAGCGTATCCAGCTCTTGCCACGTTCTCAGACAGTCAACTCCCAGACCGTACTCTCTCCAAGTTCGCAATTCTTGCTTTGTCATACCTAGCATTTGGGCAGGGCGTTTTTCTTTCCAGTCCACCCACTCCAGCTTTGGAGCCGCTGTTTGCGGGGCAAGTCCGGTATAGTAGTGATATTTCATTTCATCGTTGATTCCGTCGCCCACCAAGTTCCCCAGCCCTGCGGTTACCAGGTTCTCAACATTGGGGTGCTTAAAATACAGCCGCAGGTATGCCACCGGGTAAAACGTTTTTGCTGCGTTTGATTGCTCCATGTACTCCCACAGTTTGGCATTCTCTGCGCCGGTGCCGCCCAAATCTGGCAGGTTTGCGGCGTACATTTTCGGGCAGCCAATATCATCTACCAGTTTTGCGCGCTGTACCCACGTGCCCAGGTTCCGCCAGCTGCCAGCCATAGCGTTGTACTGGTAGTGCGCCAGCTTGATGATCCGCCGGCCATCAACCACAAAGGCGTTAATAGCGTTCCGCTCGGTGTGGCGGTAACCTTCGTACATGTGGCGCTCAATGCACCACTGCGTTAATACTAGGCAGTTTTCCGCAACGGTGGGCACCGCGATAAAGTCTTGGGCTGCCCGCCCGTACCGCAGCTCCTGCACGTTGCGCAGCTGCGTTTGAGCACCGCACAGTGGGCATACCATGGTTTCGCCGTTTCGCTTTTTGTCAATGGTGTCTTGCTCAACGTTCACGACCTGCACGCCGCTGTTGTTCTGGTATGTCAGGTTTGGGCTGCAGGGCACGCCATAGGCCGGGACGTATTCCGCCAGATACCAGCTTTCACACTCGCTGCACCACAGGGCGGCAGGGCGTATGGCGGCACTGGGGCGCAGATCAGCCCGGAAATCTTCGCAATCCAGGCGGGATTCGGCATCATCCCGTGATATGCACCGGTAGCTGGTTATAGCCAGCGGTTTTCTGCCCAGGGCGTCCAGATAGCGGTCAATGTCAGCGGGCGGCGCGGCCGGAATCATGGCCACGTATTCTTCCAGCGTTCTCATACTCTCGTCCCCTTACATGAAATCCATAATGTTCAGGCGTTGGCGTTTGGGACGCTCCTCCGGGGCGGGTGCGGTGCTCTGGCCGCTCTCCGGCAGGCCAAAATGCACGCGCAGGATACCCGGCACGGCCGGGCCGGGGCAGCAGGCAGAACCGCCGCTTTTGTGCTTGTTGGCATAGTCGTGGATCGCTTTCTCGCAGGTTTTCAGATCATGCGTTCCGGCTTCAAAATCCGTAACAACCACCCTTGCCTCGTCTTCGTTCATGCCATTGATGGTGTTTTTCAGGTCTTCGGCCACGCACCACAGCAGGCTGCCGCTTTCCTCTTTTTGCTGCATGGTTGCAACCATTTCCAGCGCTTTTTGCTTGTTTTCCATTTGCGTTTACTCCCTATCGTTTTATTTTATCCCGCCGGGGCGGGGAATAACGTTGTATTACCTGCGTTTCCGGCGCAGCTTGATGTATAGCCGCCATTCGGCCCGCTCCTCGTTATAGCTGGGCACAGCCCCCAAAAACCTGTAGCCGGGGTAGCGCCGCTCCCAATAATCAGCATCGTCCACGCGCATGGTGCAGGCATCGGCCAGTTTGCGCGGGGTCCAGTGGGTATCATTGGGGCGGGGATAGGTGGGGCGCTTCAAACCGCGGCTGGCGTGCCAGCTTTTGCGGCGGCGGGGGTATTTCAGCATGTACTTTGCCAGCCCTTCCAGGCTATCGTGTTCCGGCTGCAGGCGGTCAGCGTTCACGGTGCCCAGCGGCTCCCGGCTGCGGCCGGTGCACCACAGATCTTCCAGTGCATCACGCAGGGCGGCGCGGTGGGCGGCGGTCAGGCCGTCCACCTGCAGCACCATGTGGTGATGGTACCGCACCTCTTTCAGGCCGTTGGCCGGGTCAGCTTCCTGGTTCTCCGTCACGCACACCCACTTGATGGGTGTTGCATCCTGCCAGTTTTTCCGGGTCAGCCATCGGCGCACCCGTTTCAGGTAGTTGTACACGTCCTTCCAGGCCGCTTCGTCATCGTCCGGCAGCCACGTGTCTTCATAGGTCAGGGTAAGGGCAAAGCCCCGTTGGTCAAAATTTGTGTTCAGCAGTTGTACCAGCAGGCGCGCCGATCGTTCCCGGTTACGCTTTTGCTGGGCAAGGCTGCTGGCAAATTGCTTTTTTCCGCGGGGGCCTGCCCGGTGTTCCCGCTCAGTGATCCAGCAAAAATCTACCTCGGCATAACTATCGCCGCAGATTGTTTTCTGCTCACGGATGTATTGCTTTCTGGTAGTTTTCATGCCGCTCACTTCTTTTCTTTCTTTGAGTGGAGAATGGACCTTGAAATAACCCCTATACAAGCCGCCCAAACGGCCCCCCCTCGGACCGTTTGGCGGCAGCTCGCTGCGGCTGCGCAGCCACATGCTCTATATAATAGGGAAGCTGTGCCCGGTTTTGCGAAAGCCGCCGCCCTGGTTTAAGGGCTGCGGCTTTGGTTCATGCTTGGGTTTCTTTTGCAGGGCCGCCCATCAGGCGGTCGTGGATGCGCTTGAGTTTTGCCCTGATGATAAGCAGGCGGACTTTTGCCAGAAAGTAAGTTGTAAACGGCATGCCAATATCCACGTCTTTTACCATTGCGCTCAGAATAGCCATCAGTACTTCCTGGTTACTCGGCCATGGCCCGGTTTCACCGTACATCCATTCCCGCGTTGCTCGGAAAACTTTTTCAGCCTCCCACGGCTGCGGCAGCCCCATCGTTCCCATGATCATCTTGATGCACTTTTTCCTTGTCATTGATTTCATCCTTTCTGTTTTACTGTTGGCCGCCCACCCGCCGGGGTGCGAGGGTCTTTTTTAAGGCGGTGGCGGTTTGCGGCATGCTGTCCAGATAGGCAAACTGTTTCTCATAGGCCCGGCGCTTGGCATCCTGGGCGCAGTCGGCCTTGTAACGTTCGCAGTTGGCATGGCAGCCCACGCGGCGCTGTTGGCAGTTTTTACAGCTTCGTTCCATCAGTCACCCCACCTTTCGCCGCGGCTGCAAAAGTCGCTTGGTGTGTTGCGGCCATACAGCGGGCACTGCACAGTGGCCCAGTAGCGGCAGCGCCCACACCGTGGCAGGCCCAGCAGCCGCAGGTGCAGCGCACGGGTGATGCGCAGCCCGCACCACATCAGCAGGCAAATCAGCATGCCGCCGGCAAAGAGCACGCAGGGGGCCGCAACAAACACAAGGGCCAGACATTGGAGAACGTAAAGGCAGTTGGCATCAAAAATTGTCATTGGTATCATTCAACCTCCCATTCTTTGGCAGTGCGTCCCGGTGTTGATCCGGGCGGCATGGGTTGCTTGGGCCATGCCGGTGCTGCACACGCACCATAAAAACCCGCCTGCCCAGGCGCACCCGCGGCGCTTGGCAATCTGCACGCAGGGGCCTGGCACCCGGTGGAAAAGCCGGGCTGGGAATCTAACAGGCGGCCGCCGGGCACAAGCCGGGAGTAGTGGCCGGTGCCGGGCGTTGTGCATTACCTGCACAGTGGTGTTGCCGTACTTGCCCACGCAGCAACTGTGGGAGGATTCAGGGGCCGCCGCGGCTTCGTGCAGCTTTGGCGGCATATCTGCCCCGCCGGGGCGGGGTTATTGGATTTTGTAGTGCTCGGCCAGCTTTTTCAGCACAGCCGGGTGGAATAGGGATAGCTCAAACCGGGTGCGGCAGGCATCGCCGGGCGGACTTACCTCGCCCAGCTTGGCCAGGTACTGGTTGTACAGCCAGCCCATCACGGGGTGGGCAATGTTCATCATGTACCAGGGCGGGCGCTTGGGGTTCTGCTCTGCGGCCTTGCGGTGTTCCTCAATGATCAGCGGGGCCAGCCGGTCAATCAGGGCCGCGCGTTCCTCCGCCGTCATTGGCGGCCGCCTTTGCCGGGGCGGAATACATCATCATCGTGCAGCCGTTCTGCATCCCGCATGGCATTGCGGTAGCCCACATCCCGGCCACTGGTCCAGGTAGCCAGCAGCCCCAGGGCCACAACCCCGGCAGTAATAAGATAGCAGATCATTATTTCAGCACTTCCTTCACATCGTCCAGCAGATCGGCTGGTATCATCCCGGCCTGCATCATGTGGTGCAGGCTTTCCCGGTAAGCGTGCAGGCGTCCTGCCAGCTCTGCCGCCTGGCAGATCAGCATGCCACGCGTGCCGGGGTTGTGTACGCCGTTGGTGCTGCGCAGTATAATGCAGTAGGTTTTGCGGGTGGCAGCAGTGTTTTCCACCAGCCAGGCCACAGCCTCCCGCGGCGTCATTGGTGCGTCCATGGCTTTTTCACCCTCCCCGTGTTCGGCATCTGCGCGGACAAAAACGCCGCCGCGCAGCGCTCGCAGAATTTTTCGTTGTTGACCGCCGGGCTTTTGCACTCAAATGCAAGCCCGATCTGCGGCGCAAGGTATTCCGGGCAGGCCCAGTGCAGGTAGCTGGTGGCGGCCATTCTGGCGGTGCAGTGGCGCAGGCCCCGCAGGGTGTTGTCCACACAGCCCACCTTGATAATCCGCTCTTCCTCTCCCAGTTCCTGCAGCCATTCCAGCACGGTCATGGCTGCACCGCCGTGTCCTGATTTTGCGGGGTAACAATCTCCGTTTGCCCCATTCCCTGGGCTTCGTACCGCCAGCGGGCGGCTTCGTTCATCTCGTGAGTGCCAAAAGCAACCGCAAAGGTCAGTGCAATGCCCATGCCCACAGCGATCCAGCGCCACAGGCTTGCATTTTCCCGTGCTTGCCGCGCTGCCAGCTTGGCTTCTTCGGCGCGGCAGCGGGCCATCCAGGCATCGTCTTCGGCGTTCTGCTTTTCCCAATCCTTGCGGGCGGCGGCTCGCTCTGCCGTGTTGGCGCGGTATTCGGCGCGGATCACGCGCTGGGTCAGGTTCACCCAGCGCTCTGCGTTGCTGGGGTTGCCGTCATTGATGGACCGCAGCACGGCGGTCATGTCCTTTAATTCTCTGGCTTCCATCGTTCATGCCTCGCTTTTCTTATTGGTTTCCCGTGCCAGTGCCGCCGCAAACAGCTCCGCCAGCACGGGGGCAATGCAATGTATTGCTTCATCGGTCAGGCGTGCGCCCGGCAGCACCGGGGTGCCGTCCGGCAAAAAGCCCTCCGCAATTACAAATTCTTCATTTTCCATCTTGGTTCTCCCATCTGGGCGGGTAGTTCAGCACAGCGTCCATCATGCAGCCGCAGGCCACAGCGGCCTCCAGCGCGCTTGCCCAGTCCTGCTGCCGTCTGCCGCGCTTTGCCGCGGCGTACAGCAGCTCTTCCACAAGGTTCTGGGCGGTCGATCCGCGCACGGCCAGCGGGTGGCGGCGCATAATCAGCTTGCCCAGTGGCTGGCGGATGTGCAGGTCAGACGTTCTTGTGCCTGCTTCCTGCGCTTCATCTAGCCGCATGGTCACTAACCGCCACATATCAGACCGCACAAGGCGCGCAGCTTCATACGCCACGGCGTACAGGGCAGCTTCCAGCGCATAGGCATCGGCGGCTTTTTGGGCCGCCGGGGTGCTGGCGGTTGTGGCATCAGCGATCCGGCAGGCGCGGGCCAGCTTGTGGGTGCTCTCCATAATTCCGGCGCTGGTAACGTCTTGCGGCTTTTTGGTTGCTACCAGGCGCAGGGCATCCGTGCCCATGTTGGCAACAGCATCCCCACTGGCGCACAGGGCAGCGGCCCAGCAGCGTTCCAGCGGGGTCATGCTGCGCCGCCTGCGGGTTCCGTGGCCTTGGCCTGGGCTTTGCCGGCCACCAGGCCCATCACATAGGCCATAGCCTGGGCGCGTTCCGCCGGGGTCATTTTTGCCAGCTCTTTGGCCAGCTCTTCATCAGTAAGCATCTTTGCGTTTTCCATTCTGTTTTCCTTTCTGCCCCTGTGCGGGGCGCTTTTCGCATACGGGCGGCAGCGGTTCTTGTGCCGCTGTGCTGCCCCGTGCTATAATCGCCCCAACGGGAAGGGGGGTGATTTTGCGCGGGTCATCTTTGTTGTTCTGCATTTTCCCACCCCCTTCTGGGTATAATAGTGGTAGATACCACAGCAACTTGTGTCTTGATTCTCTTTAGCTGTGTCTTTGTTCTACCTTATGCCCTTATTATAGTATCTTGATTCAACATTGTCAACTCCAAATTTCGATTTTTTTGTTGCTTTATTCAACTTTTTGTGCTATACTAAATGCAACGAAATGCGAAGGGAGGTGATAATATCGGCACAATAAACGATCGCGTTAAAGCCGTTCGCAAGGCGCGCGGGATGACGCTGGAGGAATTCGGAAAGCAGCTAGGTATTGGCAAATCTGCGGTAAGCAAACTCGAAAAAGGTTTGTGCAAGGTCACGGACCAAAACGTTCTTTCTATCTGCCGCGTTTTTGACGTCAATGAGGACTGGCTGCGCAACGGCACCGGCGGGCCGGATGCCATGTTCAACGCCCCGGCGCTGGATGACCTGGTGGAGCAGCTGGCCCAGCAGTACAACCTGGACTATATTGGCCGTGAGGTGATCCGCACCTATGTCAACATGGATACCGCCGCGCGGGTGTCTATCAGCCGCTTTGTCATGCAGCTGACCCGCAATGTGGAGCGCAGTGAAGCCGAAATGCTGGCCCAGCAAGCCACCACCGAAAACGACCCAAACGCCGCCGAAGTTGCCACCTGATCCTCTGGCGCTGGCAATTTTGATCAAAAATACCGCAGTCAAGCATCAGACTGCGGTATTTTTGTTGCAATTCTTTCCCGTTTGTGCTACTTTATATACAAGGATTCAAGGGGAATGCGGGTAAATTATATTATTTACCCGTTTGTATCTATGTTTAGCAGCCCCTGCCGCAATAGTTGGCAGGGGCTTTTGCTTATTATAGCGGTATAAAAAGCAGGAGGTATTTATCACGGGCATTTTTGACACTATTCAAGAGGAATCTACGTTCTCCAGGGGATCTGGCATCAGCTACCAGTATGTTGTGCTGCAGGTTACCCTGAAAGAAAAATTTATTGGCACAGGTTCCGGCAATCTGACAGAATTGGAGAAAGTCATCAACGAACAGGCAGCCAAGGGATACCGCCTGCATACTATCTCCACCACAAGCAGCGGCAGCAAAGGCATAATGGGCGGCGACCGTATTCAGGCAACCATGGTATTTGAAAAGCTGGGCTGATAAACTAGTATTTGCAAATGCCAGCCATATTTTTATGGCTGGCATTTGCTTTTCACAAGGGGAAAGAGCCCTGCCGGGAAATCCGGCAGGCAGGGAGTAATATCATGTCTGCTACAATTCCATCTCTTATGCAAGCCCCGCGGGCTTTCGGCTACTGCCGTAAATCTACCAATGAGCAGCGCGAGGAATCCCTGGAGGCCCAACAGCGTGCAATCGTCACCTTTGCCGCCACGGCAGGGTATGAGCTGGTACAGGTGTATAAGGACCATGGCAACAGCGGCCGCCGCGGGGAGCGCCCGGAGTTTCAGCGCATGCTGGCCGATGCAGCTGCCGCCGGGGTGCAATACATCATCGTGCACAAGCTGGACCGCTTTTTCCGCAACGCGGATCAGCAGACGGTGGTCGAAATGCAGCTGCGCCGGCAGGGCATTCAGGTCATTTCCGCGGCGGAACACTTTGACGCCACTCCGCAAGGCCAGTTCATGCGCAATGTAACCAAGGCCATCAACCAATGGTACAGCGCCAATCTGGCGCAGGAAGTTGCCAAAGGCTTGCGCGAAAACGCCCTTACAGCAAGAACCACAGGTGGCCCGCCGCCGCTGGGCTATACGGTGGATAAATCTACAGGCCAGTATGCCATTGTTCCGCGGGAGGCTGAGGCGGTGCAGCTGATCTTCAAGCTGTACCAGCAGGGAGCGGGCTACACTGAAATTATAGATGCCCTTAACGCTGGGGGCTATGTAACCCGCCGGGGGCAGCCATTCGGCAAAAACAGCCTGTACGACATCCTGCGCAACGAAAAATACACCGGCCTGTATATCTGGAATCGCCTGGCCCCCGCCGATGTGGACGGCCGCACCAGCCGCCGCAGGCTCAAACCGCGGGACGAATGGGTGTGCGTGGAGAACGGCATGCCGCAGATCATCCCCACAGAACAGTGGCAGGCCGTGCAGGACGAAATGGATAAACGCAAGCACCGCAACGCCCAGTACAAGGCAAAATCTTTCTATCTGCTTTCCGGGCTGGTATATTGCGGCGGCTGCGGCGGGACCATGGCAGGCGAAATGCACCGCTACAACAGCCACGGCAAGGCGGTGGAGTACCGGTACTACCGCTGCGCCGCCCAGCACCGTCAGCACGACGGGGGAGTGCACGCCCACCGCGTCAACGCTGACCGCTTAGAGAATGCAGTGATTGATTATATTCAACATATTGTGCTTGATCCTGTTAATATGGATGCTCTATGTGTTGCTGTGCTGGAAGCCCTGCAGCCGGATGGCCGCAACGCCGAACGCGCCAAAGAACTCAAGCAGGAAGCCGGCATAATACAGCAAAAGGTCGACCGCCTGTATCAGGCCATCGAAAACGGCCTGGATGCTGCCGGGGCCATTGAGCGCATCAACGCCCTGCAAAAACAGCGCATGACCCTGCTGGCCCAGGCCAACGATCTTGACATCAGCGCAGAATCAGCCGCCGCCAGTGTGGATGAACTGCGCCGTGTGTGGTCCGGCATAAACCTGCGCGAATTGCAACCCGAAAAAATGCGCGTAATCGTGCGCGACCTGATCTATAAAATTGTTGTGTTTGATGACGGCCCGCGCGGCAGCCGGCTGCGCATTATCCTGAACCCCGCCCGCCTGAACCCCTCCGCCATCCCGAAGGCCATCGAAACAATGCCGTTTTCGGAACTACAAAATTTTTCGCATACGGGCGGCAGCGGTCTACCCCTGCCAAGGTAA